AAATTCCCTATATTTAATTTTTTAGCTATGTAGTAATCAGGCATTTTAAAAATAGGCCAATCTAAAGAAAAGTTTCTTATTAGACATGGAATATTTTGGCTTTCATAATTTTTATGAAAATAATTTACAAAATTTAATGGTTTCTATGAAGCCCTACTTAAAAAAATTAGGATTAAAAATACAATAAAAAAAATTTAAACAATGGAAAAATATAGCATAAAGTTTTTACAATTTTACAAAGAATTTTTTGAAGAAGAAGGCTTTAAATGGAACTTACAAGAAGTAAAGCAAAAATTAATTGAAGATAATATAAAAGAATATAAATTAAATTAAAATAAAATTATGGATATAAAATTTAGCAAATCAGAATTAGAGTATATGTTAAAATTTACTGAAAAACATTTAAAAACAACATTAAACGATACTAAAGATTTATTAGTATTAAATCAATTATATAGTAAATTAAACATATTAATAAACTTAAATAAATAAAATTATGGAAAAAGAAACAATAATAATATGGGTAGATGGCTTAGAAAAATTCTACGAAGTAAATGAAAAAGAATGGTTTGAGAACAGAGATGCTTTAGTATTTCCTCTAAATGAAAAAGGTTGGGGATATAGTGAACATGAATACGAATCACACAAAGATTGGACTTGGAAAGGAAAAAATGAAATTAAAAAGTTAAAAGAAGACTTAATTAATTATGATAGGGTACACCCAAATTCATCTACGACATTTGACAACTCAACAATAGATAACTATTAAATAAATAAAAAAGTATGAAATAATTTTGTTTATATGAAAATTATTTGTATATTAGATAAAAACTTAAAACTATGAACATCTTTTATTTAGACAAATGCCCTAAAAAATCGGCAAAGTATATGTATAACAAACATGTTGTTAAAATGATATTAGAATCGGCACAAATGTTGTGTTGCGCACACTATCACTATAATACAGACACAGAGCAAATACCATACAAAAAAACTCATTATAATCACCCAAGTACAAAATGGGTTAGAGAATGTGCATCACATTACTCATGG